GCGACTCTCAAGCTTTGTTCCCAGTTATGGAAATTGAGCAAGTGATCTTCACAACTGTTGAGAACGTTCGCATCAAGTTGAAGCCAATCAACAAAGGCCGTCAACCCGGTAAGGCAACCAAAAGAGAAACAGAAAAAGGTGACGCAGCTAAAGAAGAATCTACAGACCTTTCTAAGAAGACTTCTTCTCAACTGGTTCAAGGTACTGGCGTTGCTAAACCTAAACCACAACTTGGAGACGCACCATGACAACCAATTTTATTGAAATGCCGTTGTCCAGTGAACTTGCATATCGCTACAGCTTGTCTCTTGAAGGCAACTCTTGGCAGTTTAAGTTCTACTGGGTGCAGCGTGCAAGACAATGGCACATGGATATTCGTCAAGAAAACCAGACACCAGTGATTCTCGGGTACGCCCTAGTTCCACAATATCCTATCCTTGAAGATGTGCCTCTTGAACTTTACGGCCTTACAGGTCGTTTTGTGTTGATGCCTGTGAACATCGCAGTAGCAACTTCACTCTCGCAAGAGTCTTCGGTAATGCCGGAGTTCTTCAAACTTTATTACATGTACGAAACGGAGGCTTAATATGTTCCAGAGAGAACGGGTTTATGATCTAAGAATCGGTGACTACAGCAATGGTAATGGCCTGCGTATCACCGCTGGCATCCCAGATGAAAATGGGTTTATCGATGTTGGGCTTCAGCTCACATTCGACATTTCCAAAATGGCTGACAACAAGAAAACCAAATGCAACAGTGCATCGATTGAAATCTATAACCTCTCTCGGAGCCAAGCCGCTCTACTCGAAGGTGAGTATCTTGAATGCACTTTGATGATTGGATACGAAGAACAGGGACCACGTGTTGTTGTAACTGGTAACGTAACAGATGTTTCAACACGTAAGTCTGGTGATGATCGTGTCACACAGATCAGAATGGGTGAAGGCTACACTGACCTTAACCACAAGAAATTGAAACAGATGGTGAGCCCCGGTAAGACTGTGCAAGATGTGATTGATGAAATCGTCAAACAAATGCCCGGTGTTTCTCGTGGCTCTGTCTTGGGCACCAACCTCAACAACCCAATCGTTCATGGGTGGCGCCTGACGGGCACACCACGTGAAATGTTGAAGAAGGTGTGTGATGCCTACGATCTAGAATACAGCGTCTCTGGTGGCGTCCTGAACGTCACTGACGTCAATGGTTTGGTGAGTAAGGACGTAGACACGGCTCCGGTTGTTAGTCCAACCACTGGATTGATTGATGAACCCTTTTACACATCCGAAGACGGACGTAAACATCCAAAAGATAAACGTCGTCGTCGTGGTGTCCAATGTGTATGCCTTCTGAACACGGAGTTGATTCCCGGTCGTATCGTTAAACTCGAAGACACTGTGATCAATGGCTTCTACCGTATCAACGCTACCCGCTTTAACGGAGACTTCCGTGGGAACCCTTGGTATGCTGAAGTGTTGTGTTCGGAAATTGCAGCGGAGGAACTAGCATGATTCCCGGTCTTCTAAGTGAATACCTTAAAACAGAGTTTGAATACTCTATGGCTGAAATGTGGTTCGCATGTCCCGGTGTTGTCTCCAGTGTATCTGGTGACTTGTCTGACTTGCGTGTGAACGTTAAGCCTGCAATCAATGAGCTATATGCAGACGGCACCACTGAAGAGCACTTGGATATCCTGAGTGTTCCAGTGATTATGCCGGGTAGTGCCAACACCCTTATCAGCTTCCCTATTGTTGCTGGTGACACTGTACTGCTTGTATTCTCCCAACGATCTATGGATAACTTCAAGATTGGTAATGGACAACCCACTCAACCAAACGATGCACGTAAATTCCAAGCCGAGGATGCTGTTGCCATTCCCGGCTTGTTTACTTTCTCGAAGAGTGCAAACCGTCCAGCCATTCGTAAGTACCCACACAACCCAAAGACTGACTTGGTTGTTGCCCACAACATCGCAAGCGGTACAGAAGTTATGCTGCATTTCAAGAGCACTGGTGACTTGGTTGTCAACACAGAACAATCTGTGACAGTCAATTGTAAGACAGGCGTTGTAAATGCCACAGAGTCTTACACACTCAAC